GTGTCGAGGCATGGGAGAATTCATCAGTCGAGGCAAGGGGGAATTCATCAGTCGAGGCATGGGAGAATTCATCAGTCGAGGCAAGGGGGAATTCATCAGTCGTGGCATGGGGGAATTCATCAGTCGTGGCATGGGAGAATTCATCAGTCGTGGCATGGGAGAATTCATCAGTCGTGGCATGGGGGAATTCATCAGTCGTGGCATGGGGGAATTCATCAGTCGTGGCAAGGGGGAATTCATGTATCAGAATATGGTCACGCATTAAAAAATTAACCATGTTTGGTTTTTCTGTTCTTTTTGTTCCGTTTGATCTGAAATTTCATGTCAAGAAAGAAAAAACATGTACAATCCAAAAGTTCAAACAACAACCATGCTTGGAACGTGAAGGGATAAAACAGACACGGGGAGGTGTAATTCTTTTTAAGCGGGTTTCACATGACTTTAAAACCCAAGAAGGAACCGAGAATGAAACGCTGTGGACTATTGGAACTATTGTTACTCATCCGGCATGGAACCCTAATTGTGGGGAATGTGGAGAGGGCAAGTTTCACGCATGTTCACGTCCCTATTTCTGCGATGAATTTAGATCAAAGCAAAAAGATAGGTATATAGCAGTAAAAATAAAAGTCGCAGATTTATATGAATGGGAGAATCCGTCATATCCACACAAGATAGCGTTTCGTGAGGGCAAGGTTTTGTATGAGTGCGATAAATATGGTAAAAAGCTATGAACCTACTCCAAAAACTTGAACATTACATAGAGAACGAGCCATGGGAAGAATACATAGAGGACAGCCAGAAGTGGCTTGACTGGTTTAGTTGGGGTGCGATTGTTGCGGCGATTCTTTGGTTTGGTGGAGTGATTTTAATAATGTATTTAGATGGGAAATTATAGAAAGGGGAGTAGGATGGAAGTAATAGAAACAATGGGAATTGTAAAGTACAACATTACCGATGCGACGATATCAGAAATGAAAGATCGGTACATGGGATTAACTGTCAAAGATTTTGACGACAAAGAAGGCTTCGACGCAGTTCATGAAGCGAGAATGGTCGTTAAGGGCAAACGAGTTGACGTTGAAAAGCGGCGCAAGGAATTGAAAGCCGATGCCTTGGAATACGGGCGCAAGGTTGATACCGAAGCTAAAAGGATATTTGGTCTCTTGGAACCCATCGAGACCCATTTACAGACCGAAGAAGATAAGATCACCAAAGAAAAAGAACGTCGCAAAGCAGAAGAAGAACGCAAGTTCAAAGAGAAGGTTGATAAGCGTGTTTCCGATCTGTTCTCAGTGAATAAGGTAATGGATTTTATGACCGTTGCCTCCATGACAGACGAAGTATTTGAAGAAACGCTCAAACAGGCTGCCGAGGAATACCAAGCAGAGCAAAAACGCATTGCCGAAGAAAAAGCCGCAAGAGAAGCCGAAGAAGCAAGATTAAAGACTGAGCGTGAAGAAAACGAGCGTAAAGAGGCCGAACTGGAAGCCGAGAGAGAAAAAATCGAAGCCGAGAAACGCGCCTTTGAGGAAGAGAAACGCAAAGAGCAAGAACGCAAAGACCGGGAAGAGTTTGAGCGACAGGCAAAGATACAGGCCGAAATCGAAGCGAAGGAAAAGTTTGAACGGGAACAGAGAGAAAAGGAAGAAGCCGAGCATAAGGCGAGAGTAGAAGCGGAAGAACGGGCAAAGCGTGAAGCAGAAGAGAAAGCAGAGATAGAGTGCAAAGCGAAAGAAGAGGCTGAACGAATCGAAAAATTGCGTCCCGACCGTGAAAAATTGATTGAATGGGCACGCGAAATAACGTCAATCAGAGGTCCAGAAGTATCATCAAAGGAGGCGCAGGAGATAATAGCACAGGCAGAAAAGGCTCTGGATACGGTAGGGATGAAAATTATTAGCCATACAGAGGTGATGTAATGCCAGATAAAAACGAAGTGCAGATGGTAGATCAACAAGGGGGACAGGGTCAGTTCTTGACGATATTCCAGATAGCGGCAGAAAAGGGATATGATCCTGACTTTATCGAAAAGATGATGGCACTCCAAGAACGGAATGACATCAACAATGCACGGAAAGCATACCATGAGGCAATGGCGGCTTTCAAAGCCAACCCGCCAGAGATCGAGAAGGACAAAAAGGTATCCTACTCCGTACAGGGTAAAGGAACAACAGCCTATAATCACGCGAGCCTTGCAAACGTAACCGCCAAAATAAACAAGGCTTTAAGCGATCACGGTTTATCGGCTGCATGGGCAACAGACCAGAAGGAAAACGGTATTACAGTTACCTGCACGATAACACACAAGCTCGGACACAGTGAAAGAACATCAATTACCGCCAATCCCGACACGTCTGGAAGCAAAAACAGCATACAGGCAATAGGTTCAACAATAACCTACCTTGAAAGGTACACCCTTCTTGCCCTTACCGGATTAGCGACAAAGGATATGGACGACGACGGACAAAGCGCAACGGTAGAATACATCACCGACCAGCAACTTTCAACTATTACAAACATTATAAATGACCGTGGCATTGACGAGGCAAAATTCCTTGAATATCTTGGGGCAGAATCTCTCGATAAGATTCCGGCAAAAGATTTTAACAGGGCAATGTCGGCTGCAAAGTCGAAGAAAAAGAAGGAAGAGTAATGATAATATTAGACATTGAACAATACAGTGAAGAATGGTTTGCCGAAAGATCCAACAAACCAACCGCATCAAACTTCGACAAGATAGTTACCAGTAAAGGCGAACCGTCAAAGCAGTCAACAAACTATCTGTACCAGTTAGCCGGAGAGGGAATAACCGGAATCAAGACCGAGACATACCAAAGTCCTATTATGCAGAGGGGTCTTGAAATGGAAGCCGAAGCAAAAAATCTATTCAGATTTGCGATAGGTGAAGTCAAGGAGGTGGGGTTAATATATCCCGATGAAGAAAAGAAATACTCATGTTCACCTGATGGATTTTTAGAGGATGCGGGACTCGAAATCAAGTGTCCTCTTATACATACGCACGTTTCTTATCTCCTTTCCCAAAAGCTCCCCACGGAGTACGTGCAACAGGTGCAGGGAAGTATGCTCGTAACTGGTTTTAAGAAGTGGTTTTTTATGAGCTACTACCCTGCACTTCCCCCTCTTATTATCGAGGTAAAAAGAGATGAGAAATTCATTGATAAGCTGAGAATAGAATTAGATTCGTTCTGCAATGAACTTGTAAGGATTACTTGTAAGTTGAAGGAGATGTCAGCGTGAATTTCGTCGGAACCATAGAAAAACACAACAATAAATTGACAATTGCTTACGATCTTTCAGAGAAGTTTCAGATCCACCTTGCGAAACTAAAGATCGGTACACGGGTAGCGTCTAATGTGAAGAAATTCCATAAAACGAATACTACTAAGCAGAAGGCATATTTACATGGGGTAGTTATACCTATCGCAAGTGCTTTCATGGGCTATCGCCGCCACGAGCGAGATCATGTTTATGGCCTCTTGAAGTTGATGTATTTAAAGGCTACCGACGACAACGGGCGTGAATATATCAGAGAGTTAAGAGAAGACAGCGACGACCCTGTAGATACGGTGTTAATGTCGTGGTTTACCGATCAAATCAGGGATATGGTAGCAATGGAATATCATTTCCACATACCCGATCCGGACAAGGGTTACGACAAAGGATACATCGAAGAATTAGTTACGGAAATAGAAGGAGAAAAGTAATGTTAAACAAATGGATAGGAATTGGTAGACTGGGTGCTGACCCCGAAGTGAGATATCTGCAAGATGGTTCGATGGTAACAAATTTTAAGTTGGCCACAACGGAAAAGTGGAAAGATAACGAAAAAACGGAATGGCATCGTATAGTGGTTTTTAAGAAACTCGCAGAAATATGCGCCAATTATCTGAAAAAAGGTAAATTGGTTTACGTCGAAGGTCGGTTGCAGACCCGATCATGGGAAGACAAAGAAGTCAAGCGGTACACGACAGAGGTAATCGCTACCACGATGCAGATGCTTGAACGGAAGGGTGTAACGGCCGAGGTCGTTAAGGATGTATTTGAAGGAAG